CTTCTATCAATAGAATTGTTTATGTTAGCTTTAGTATCTTCTTGTGCTAAAAATCCTGAGAAATTATCAACAAAGAAACCAGACTTAAATCTATTCAAACCCTCAGAGTCAGCGATAAACAAGTTCGCGGTTTCTTTTTCTAGTAAAGAAAGCGTGGTATAAAATTCAAGACTTTTAATTCTATCTTCAAGTTTTTTGATATCTTGCATACGATATCTTTTATATTGATTAAATGCAAGTTTTGCGTCTTGAACATTAAACAAATATGGAGGTAACTCTACGGTGCAAATTTCAAGTGCATCATCAATGGGATTTGGATTTACTGGATCATCAGAAGGTACACCATAAACAACCTGGAAACTTCCATCTTTAGTAAGAAATACTTTATCAATTCTACCTTGATAATACGCGATATCAGCAGTTATTTGTTCATCGGATGATAATATATTCTGCACAGATTGTCCTGCACCATTAAATACTCTTCCAGCAAACTCAAGAGGAGACCTTACATCTTCCGCAACAGTATATTCGGAAACTCTTGGTCTTAAATCAATGATATCACTGTTTCTAAAGTTGTTGATTGTTTTGATGTCTTTAGAATAATCGAAATTTTTATAAGATTCAACGGTTATAATATCTCCATTATCAGTGGATTCAAAAGAAGCAGATGTAAAGTAAACTTTTAGTTGCTTCACAGGTGGAGAATTTTTTGCTTTTCTCTTTATGCTTCCATGTGAATAAATTGTTTCTTCCTGTCCTGTATTAAAGATGTAGTTTGAGGAGATATTAAAACTAGGCGTGTCTAATACAGAAACTCTAGCGGTAATATTAGATTCATCAAATGTAATAGTCTCACCCTCAACGAATACAGATTCATTTTTGTAAATGAAAGAAATAGTAGATGCGTTTACAATCTCAGCAACAAGAGCAATAGAACCACTTGTTTCACCTACTACTTTTTCTCCAATCAATATATCAGCAGTTGTAGTGGATGGACTGATTATATTAAGTAAAGACACTTTTGGCGCAGAAGCAGTGGTCGTATCTGCAGATTCAAAGATTCCTTGAATAGAAATGATATCTGGAGAATTCAAAGAAATTACTTCATCTTCAACTCTGGTTCCAAAAGGAAAATTACCATGAGTTAGACCGTTGTTGAGTGTCGTTGTTCCAATTCCAGATCCCTCTAGTCTTGATTTATCAACGATAATAGATTTGATTCTATTTTTAATTTTAACCTTCGATGTTGGATTTCTTTTTCTTAAGGTTGCAATTAAAGTTGCACCAGTATCGTTAGTTCCCAGATTTCTAATTTGTAAAGATTTGGCATCTCCAGCAAACTCAAATCTGTCTGAAGTTAATTGCTCAGTTACTCCATCAGATCTAATAAGAATATATCTTTCATCATCAAAGGGAAGGAAAGTCTCATTAGGTCCTGCAGATACAGCAACAGAAAGTTGATTGCTAGTAATATCAACACTAAATGTTTTTTTGATAGTAAATATAGTTTCAGAAAGATCTACACCTGCTACGTTTGGTTTGGGGCAAGGAGTGAATAAAGTATTATCAGATGAGTCGGCAAGTTCTGATGTAAGAACTTGCAGGTCAGTGACACTTAAAGTTGTTGCTGGTAAAAATCCACTAGCGATTCCAGAAACAGTAGCAACACCTTCAATGGCAACGCCAGAGGTTGATACGTTAGTAACTCTAGCGATAATAGGATCCTCTGTTAATCCTGCGGTAGTATCAGTATATTTGATTAAATCATTTTCCTTAACAACTGTTCCTGGGAACAAAGCATTGGAACTAGTAATCGTGCTGACACCACCAGATTTAGGACTAATTGTAGCAATACCTACTGTAAATTTATTTTCTTGTAGGATATTGGCACTAAAAGTATTAACTCCAGCAATTCCATCTGCTAAATCTAAAGTGTTTGAGGAACCAAAAATAGATTTGATGTTTGAAATTTTATTTTCTGTTACAGCAATGGCAATTCTTCCATTCTCAGTTCCGTTAAAGGAAAGTCTTTCATTATTAATGAAGGTTCCGTTAGTTTCATAAACAGTTACTGCTGTCCCTGCGTTTACAGAGTGTCTTAAAAACCCAGTAGCACCACTAGAGTTACCTTTTACAAAGGTAGGAATAGATAAAGTATGTGCTTGATTTAAAGTTAATTCAGTTGTAGTCTGTACATCATAAAGAGAAATATCCCATTGATTTGTGTTTGCATTAGTAGCACTATAACTTCCAGATTCTAAGGTAAAGTCATATACTCTTGCAAGACCAATTTCTTTTCCAGGAGCAGTCTCTGAGTTAACACCAACTCTCTGGTCTCTCAAACTTACAACATAAGTATTTCCAACTCCAATCGTAGGTGCCCTGTAAACACTATTTACTTTAAAGGTCGCACCTGTATTATAAACAAAGTTTTGATTTTTTAAAGTTTTTGTAGTTCTTGGTTTATCTACATCAATAAAAGTAGTATTAAGAGTTTCAATTTCATATCCCTTTACAAACGCCTTTCCGGGAGAAAACTTATAAAGTGCAAGATTATCAGTTGGTGTTACTCCACCAGGAGTAAATTGACCAGCATTAAATATTCCATTATTTCCGAGTTGGTCATTTAAAGCTTCTACTATAGAAACATCAAATGGTCTTACATAATAATCTCCTGATTCATCAAAAGTTCTCCTAGCCATCATATCTCGAACATCGAGATAACCAGGACCTCCGCCAAGATCACCTTTTCTAGTCGAAGTTTCTTGAAGAATTCCGTCGATTACCGTTGCAAGTAAGATAAAATTATCATCAGCAAAATCATCTAAAGGTTTTTTAAATAAACTTAAACTAATTTTAAGTCTATCAGCACCAGGAGCAGCAAAGTTGTTAAAACCTTGAGAGTTGTCATTAAGACTCTCATCTAAATCTGCTGTAATAACTTCTTCTTCGACAAAGAATCCAATTCTATAAGTTGAAGTATTACTTAGTTGATCTAAGATCAAAGTCTCTTTACTTACATTGATAAAATTACCCCTTACAAAATAAACACCAGAATCTACAGAAAATGCAGAACCAGTGCCAGCAGCGTTGGCGACTAAAGTGCTTGCAAAAGGAGCTCCAACAGGAATGGTTGTATTTCCAAGTAGTCCAGAAATTATTATTTCATTGCAGGTTAAAGTTTCTGCATCAAAGAAAGTTTGCGTTGAATTATTAGTTGTACTAGATCCTAAGTAATTAATATAAAGAATCAAATTGCCATTTTCAGCATCTTCTGGTAAAACAACGCTATCAACAACAGCAGTTACACCAGATCTGAGTCCAGTTATCTTTGTTCCGATTAGTTGATCCACGTATGCAGATACAGGAACCCCTTGGAAGTTATTTTCTAACTGGATTGCATAATACAATCTAGTATAAGAAGTATTTCCAGGAATTACTTTAGACCCTTCTTTAAAGAAGTGTTGCCCAAATCGTTCAATCTGATTTTGCAGGATTGATTGTAAGGAAGTTAATTCCCTTGCCTGAACAGGATAACCAGGTTTAAATAATACCTTGTGGTAATCGTTAGCGGGATCAAAATCGTCAAAATATGGCGCTACGTTAAGATTCGTCTGCTGTGGCATAATTTTTTAGAACTGCAAAATAACTTTTATGTCTTCCTTTTGGTTCGACGATCTGGTAATAGATGGTCTATTGTCAACGTAGATAATATTTCCAGAGTGCTTTTTCACCTCAGGATTGGCAATACCATTCGTAAAACTCTGACCAAGATAGTATGTACGATTATTTATTATGGTAGATATACCAGTAAAGTTGGAATCAATAGTTAAGTTAGACCCAGAAGAAGGTGTAATTGTTAAACTACCACTTCCTGAAGGTGTAGATGTAAACTCCTGTAACTCAAATCCATATTGAGGTTGAGTTTGAGCGGTTCCAACTGTATTAAACCCGGCCAAACTTCTATCTTGCCAAAACTTCAAAACTCCAGTGGTCTGATCATAACTAACAACTCTACCTACAGCAGTCACACCAGTTCCAACTGTTTGGACAAAGTAAGAGTCTGCTGTAAAAGTTGCAGTGCTATATCCTGTTCCAACTAATCTAAGAGCACCAACTGCAGATGCTTTGTCCAATGTCAAAATAGAAGATGATCCAAACTGTTCTGGATTTTCAACGACTCCAATTCTAGCAATTTGATTTCCAGTTATAAAATCTGGATTTTCATTATCGTTTTCAATTCTAGAATATAAAAGAACATTATATGCTCCCAACTCTCTGTATATATCTGCACCATGTCCTCCTTGAGGAGGAATAATTACATCTAAAGTTGGTCTAGTAGTTCCTGTTGGAACTCCGCCAGCGACCAAATCAACATTGCCGTAAGTATAACCAGATCCTTGGTTAGATACAATAACTTGACCTAATTGTTGATTACCATCAATAACAATAGTACACTCTGCACCAGTTCCATCTCCCTTAATTGGAACACCTGTGTAAGTTACATTAGCAGTCCCTAAACCAGCACCGCGATTAGTAATAGTTACAATTTTAATGCTTCCATCAACAGCATTGTCTCTTACTGCTGCATTATCAGTTGAAGTTGACCAGTCTCTGGGGACTGGCATATACTGAGTAGATTCAAATTTTACAACTTCACTTGGTTTAATAGTATAAAGATATTTCCAAATATAACCATCACCACTAGTGCCTGCACTTCTTGGTTCTAAATCGACAAAATCTGGTTCATCCAAAGATGCTTTCCCAGAAGGATTATCAGGATCTGTTCCATTTTGTAAGCAGATATACACTCTGAAATCACTATTCATTACAAAATAGTTTGAAAGATATAATGACGTTGAACCAGAGATCTTAGCTGTGTTAACTCTACTATAGTCGTGACGATACATGTCATACGTAGTTCCAGAACTCCAAGATCTTTTTGAAACTACTTGATTTGCATCAGAAGTATTAATTTTTTTAAGAGCGACCATTGTATCCCAATAGTCATTCTCTTGATCAAAGTTATCTTTAGGTGCAGGGGGACTGTTATCCCAATCAGTTTGATAATCTGTGGGATTAGGTAACGCGACAAAAGAATAATATGAGTTGCTAGAGTTAGATACCCCAGCAACAAAATTCTTGGCGTTTAATATCCTAATCTGATCGGTTATAATGGCAGCCATTTGACGCTAGTTTTTCTTTATTTATCAGGAGTTTGCTGTATAATTTTTGGACTTCAAGAAATTAGATCTAACGACCCTTGTTGAAGTAGTTATACCTGAAGTATATGCAGTGTAAGTCTTTAGTGCAGATCTTACACTGAGATCAATTCTTCCCCAACTAAAATCACCAATACCACCATCGGAAGTTGTGATTCCAGTAAATCCAGATGGAACACTAGTTGCATCTACAAATAATCTCTTGACCATTGTAGATATCCCAACAACATCTCTTGTAAAAGTTTCTTCACTAGCAACTTCATATATTCCGTCTACAAAAGTAGATCCAACTCCAACATTAGAGTTTCTGATTATAAAATAATCATTTGCTTGAATAGAAGAGATTGTTACTGCAGTTCCTGCAACGACGGAGTTTCTAAGGAAAGAGTCATAGGGAACATGTATATCAAAGATTAATTTTGGTCCAGCAGTAGTTCCAAATCCAACTATGGTGCAATTATCACCAAAATAATTAACTACATTACATTCTTCTTCAGTATGTCCTGGAGGAGAAATAAGAACTGTAGGTGTACTTGTATATGTATAACCGACTCCAGGTGAAGTAATCGCAACACCTGTCACAGTTCCACCAGCACTTATGGTAACTGTACCAAACGCTCTAGATTCGGAAGTATAACCAAAACTTACAGTAGCAGTTGTATACCCAACACCACCATCAGACATGACTACAGAGGAGATTGTTCCAAATCCAGAAACAACAGCTGTTGCAGATGCGCCAACCTTTGATTCCTGAGGAATAAATGTAATTTTGTCTTGATGTGTTAAATCTGCTGCTTCATTTTGAGGATTGAACAGAGGTCTTAGTGTATCAACATATACTACAGTGGAACCTATTCCAACATTTTTGATTATGTAGGAAGTAGGATTAATAACAGGTTCATAAATTTCTCTATCTTTACCTGTAGGAATACCATTAATAATTTTATCTTCAGTTTGTCTACACCAAATAACTCTTCTCTCTAAAGTTACATCGTTTGTCAATCCAGGTCCATCATATGGATTTGTAACTACATTACCAGTTGAAATGAGGTCAAGAACACTTCTTTTTTCCTCATCAAGATTTGGAGTTTGTGTTTCTGGAATATACTGAAGTTGTAAGGTATCGCCTTTTGTAACAGTTTCAATAATATCTTCAAATCTAACATCAGTATCACCATTTCCTTTGTAAAATAGAATACTAACAGTGTCACCAATTTTTAGTGGTTCAGTAAATGTTAAAGTACTTCCTCCACTAAACTCATATCCAACACCTGGTTCCTGTAAAATGTCGTTAACAAAAATAATTAGTATATCCTGAACGTTAATTTTGGAACCTGGAGAAGCAACAATAGAAGTAACTGCTCCATTTATTTTAAGAGGGAAGTCTTTTCTTACACCATCAATAAGAGATTCAATATTATCAAGTAACTGTAAAGTTCCAACTGACCATCCTGAAAACTTATCATCTGAAATTTCATTGACAGTAATTTGAAACTCATTTCCAGAGAAAGATGATGTGGTTGGAATCCCTGTCGTTCCCCCAATAGCAACAGTTAAAATTGCACCATCTCTATATCCATAACCAGTATTTTTAATTTCAAAATCAATTACACTTGATCCATTTCCAACAACAACATCGATAGTTGCTTCAGTGCCGACTCCAGCGATAGAAGAAGAACTATAGAATAGTCGCATATCAGAATATGATAAAGGATCATCAAATACCACAAATGGTTGATTTGTATGTGTGAAACCAACACCAGGATTTGTAATGGCGACTCCTGTAATATGACCGTTACTGATAGTGGCAACTCCAACAAATTGTATATTACCAGTTCCAGTGCTGGAAGTTCCAACACCAACATTAACAGTCTGAATCCCAGATCTATATCCAGATCCAGTATTACCAATACTAATGGAAGATATAGTTCCAAATCCAGAGATGATTGCTGTTCCACCAGCAGATATTAGAGGTTGATATCCAAATCCTTCAGTTGAACCAACGGATACGATTATTCCACCTTTAGGAAAACTTGATATACCAACGTCCGGTCCAAGAGGAGTTTGTGGTGAACTTCCATTAAATGAAACAGTGGTGATTCCTGAAGATTCTGATAGAGTATAATCTCCAAGAGTCGATGGAACTTGGAAGATATCATTAATCAAAATAACAGCATTTTCATTTTCAATGCCACTTATATTTGAAGCAGATTGTTTCAGCGTAAAATCTTTTGTTGTTCCATTAAACTTATCGTTTATATTATCAAAAATATAATTTCTACTATATGAATCATTGGAACCACCTGATATTCCAGATCTTATAAATGATCTACCTTGGAAAGTAGAGCTTGTGGTAATTCCTACGAAATCTCTTTCATCTGGAGGATTAGTAGTAGATCCAATAGGTGTATTACCAAAAGGTGCCTCCACAAAGTTAAGGACATTATCAATAATATTGTAGTTTCCAGATATTTTTGTAACTAAGTCACCAGTTGCTGCTGCAGCAACTTTAGTTCCTAACCATCCCCTACGAACTCTGATAATGTTAGTGCTACCAATACCAACACCTTCAATCTTCATAATTTCATCATTAATTTTAATTATGTCCGAACCAAAGAATGATGTTATTCCACTAAATTTAACCAGACTATCAAAGATGGTTACACTAGTTGATAAACCAGTTGTTACTGATGTAGAGACTATAGGCGATTGTAAAAGATTATCGATAGCAACTATAACCTTTGCATTTTGATTTGTTGCTATAAATCTATGAGATGTTCCAATACCCACACTTTCAAGTTCTACTGCAACAGGAACTGGTTTAAGTGCATTTTCGGCGCTATTTGCAATTTTAATTTTATTATCATCTACTTTAATAGCAAAAATATTCTCTCCAGGTAAGAAGGTTGTATTTGCTGCCCCTGTAAATGATGTTGTCGCGATTCCGATTGCAGATGAAGCAGTTCCCACATGAACATACTCAATTTTTTCACCACTTACATAAAAATGATTTGGAATTGTAATCGTATTATTTGTCAAATCAACTACATTACTGTCATTGCCAACGAAATACCTTTCAAAAATCTCATCATTTTTATGAGTCAATCCAAATGATCTCTTAACATCAGACTCAGTTCCACTATAAGAACCAAACTCTCCACCGATAAAAGCATTGGTAAATGTAATACCAGTGCCTAACGTAGTATCTTGATTAAGAGTAAGTGCATTCTTAAATACGGTTACCTTAGTTGCAATACTTGGATTTGGAGTAAATAGCAATGAAACTGTTCCTGCACTATCAATACTTGTACCAAAAGTTCCTAAACCAACTCCCGTTGAGCATTCCGCGTATTCAGTAAAATACGTGTCATAAGAATTTGATGCCGTGAGGTAATCATCAACTACAACTATTTCTGAGATTTGATACTCTCCATTAGTGGTGTCAGCAACTTGTGCGATGAAATAAGCAGAGTCGTAATTGTTGTCATATTGTGATACAGTTGTAACACCTGGGGAACCAGATGCCGATATGGTTGTTGTTCTACCATCAAGTTCAGAGAACTGCAATTTAGTTGTTGTTATTCCTGAAGTATTTTCAGACAATGCAATCTGAACCGTGTTTATCACACCCGTAGTTCCAACACCTACTCCAGGATGGAAATCGATTTCTAAATTACTACCTGATATTGCTGCAGAATAAGTGCCAAGTCCAGCGCCACCGTAGGAATCAAATCCTCCAGTTGTCAACTGTCCAAACTCAAGTAGTTCAACATTAGTTCCATCATGAGACACACTAAGTTCAACTGTTTCAAATTTATCATTTACTGTAGAATCAGGATTGATAGTTACTAAGACTTTGGCAGAGTTGTAGGTACTTGCAATGGAAACAATAGTAGCATCGGATCCAGATGTTATTTCTGTAGATGATGTATCTACCTGAATACCACTACCGAAGAAAGAAGTTCCTATTCCTATAGTTGCGATCCCACTAATATTGTAAGATAATGTTGTTACATTGTAATCATTGACTACGGACTTAGTTGGGAAGAATAAAAGTTGCCCATCAGTTCCTGTAATAGAGAAGTCAAAAGAACCTTGATCATATTGAGTTTCGATTCTTCCATATTGATTCATATATGCTCTTACACCGTCATGAACCAAATCAACTATAAGAAGTTGTCTTTGTTGTGTAAATCTTTTATCTCTAACATAAGTTACATACTTTACTCCTCTTGATTCAGATATATCAAAAGTATTGACTACACTAAAAGGAGTAGATCTAGGTTCACTGTTAAATTGACCACTTATATCGTCAATGGACAAAACTCTGTTTCCAATAGACTCAAAGTAATCCAACAAAATTCTGTTAGAAAATATCATTTCATTGGACATTGTGCCAGAGTTGATATTATTCTCTCTTACTAAATCAAAATCATTAACACAATTAAGATCAATAACTTCTTGTATATCATTTACGGATACAATGCCATCAGTAAGGGATGTAGCTCCAGACCCAACCACCATCGAATTTTCATTAGTGCTTTCCAGTTGGTAATCAGAGAATTTCTTATAACCTAATGTATGATTAGTTGATGAAACAACATCATTCCAAGTATCAAATGGAATTCCAGATCTAAGAGAATATGAGAATCTTTGATAATAGAAATTATCTTGAACTCTTTGAAGAGAATAGTTGAGTTCTCCAGATTCATTTTGCCATCCTCTAATAACTTTAGAAGATGCATTAAAATCAAAATAGGATTCAAAAGAAGTTATAGTTGAGGCAATACTAACAAACTTAGACGATCTACCAGTTATTTTTTCATCAACTTTAAAATTATCATCTGATGATACTCTTATAATTGAGGTTACTGGATTCCAATCCTCAACAACTCCAGTTGCAGAATCAGATGTAACAGTTTCTCCAATAATGTAATCGTTAAGAACTAGATTTGACTCAAAGATAGGAAAATGTTTTTGTGCTGTAATTCTACCTGAAGAATTCACTTCATCAAAAGAACCAGGAAATTCATCATCATTGAATAGATTGGACATGTTGAATGTAACAGATCCAATACCACCAAGATTCTGACTTACTTCAGTTAACTCAAATAACTTGTAGTTATATCCGGCAGAGTTATAATTTTTTCCAGTAGATCCGACTCCAACACTAACATTTTCAATAAGAACTTTATCACCAACAATAAAGGGGAAACTATTTAATGTAGAGAATCCCACATTCATTGTAACTATAACATCTTTAGTTGCAGGCAAGTATTCAATTGTACTAATGCCTACACCGGAGTCAGTTCTAGTTGGAATGATTGTAGGAGGTACGTTGGATATTCCATTTGTATTTTTAAGAATCCTAATATTAGATTCTCCAAGTCTCATTTCAAGATCCACGTCATTAACTGGTAGTTGTGTTTTACCGTCAATAACAACTAGTTTTGGAGTAATAGAGAATCCTCTTCCAAAAGAGGTAATACCAACTGTATTAAATACTGCTAATGGTTCAATGCGAATAGTTTGTGGGAATAATAATCTTGGTTTTAGGGTGCTATCAGATGGAAGGTTAAATCCAATATCTTGAGTTGAAGTAGATTTAAGAGAACCAATGGTAGAACTCTGTGCCTCTAAAATAGCACCAGAACCGATTCCAGTGTTTACCTTGGTAATAGATGGGAGTTCATAATAATCATTACCTTCATTTAAAATTTCAATCCTAGCGATTGGACCAGTTGTGTGGTCGCAATCAGTCATGTATGTGAGTTCTGATATAGATGATGCATAGGATACGCTTTCTGGAGGATTGGGAAGATCGTATGAGAAAGAAGTTGAAGAATCAATTTTTATCCTATGATTACCCGAATATTGACTATTTTTTATTTTTATTTGGTTTCCAGAAATTACATCAGTATCGACATTTACATCTGACTTGATTGTTGGCAGACTTGCATTATATACTAAATCAAACTTATAGAATAAATCATCGGGTAAATTTGAACTTACAGATAAAACTGCTTTTCCACCAGCAGATCCTACCTGACCTGATCTAGTATATTCAAATACATTGCTATTATTGGATTTGTTAAAAGGAACTTTTAAATCTTTATCTCTATAAAGATTTAAATCAAATGCAGGGTAGTTAGATCCCAATACAGAATATCCAAGAGAGGAGTCTGAAAGATCAAAAGTAACGGTCGAGTCTTTGTATAAAGTTATTGAAGGATTGATGGGGTTAATATTTCCTCCATCAGATCCAGTGTCAGCGATTGAAACTGTGACAGGAATATCTCTCGTAGCATCATAATATGTGTTAGACAACTTAAAGTTGTTTTCATCAACTTTAGAGATATAATAAATTTTTTCGTTAGTTAATCCGTTAGCTACATTACTACCAACATCTACATTATAAATTACTTTTTCTCCACCTTCAAACTCATGACTTTGAACAAAGATTGTTCCAGTTGAGGTGTTAATGCCAGTTGAAGAGAATCCAAGAGGATTTACAATAATATTTCTATTATAATCATTATATTTTACGACTACATTTTTATTTGTTCTGGGATTTACTGATATATCAACTCTATGTTTTGGACTAATACCATGTGTTTCGGCTGTGCTTACTGTCACAGTATTTTTCTTAATCTGTGCCGTTATTACAGTATGATTAGTGGTAAAACTATGGGTATTACCTACACCTACATCTTTAAAGAATAATGTCGATGAATTCCTATGAGATGCAGCGACTCCAACAAAAGTCCCCGTTGTTCCGAGACCAACTCTTACAGTTGCAATTCCAATAAGATCATCATCTATTTTTGCGACAAAAACTTTTTGTCCGTCAGATAAAGTTGCTCCAAGACCAACATTAGTTTCATCTTCTACGTATAGACCTACTCCACCAGTTCCTGGTGAATATGTCAACTGATCGCCAGTTTTAAATTTATGATTTTTAAAGAAGAGAGATTTAGTTGGAATAAACTTTTGAGTAATTCCTGCTCCTGGATTGGCAAAAGAAAGAGTTGAACCAATACCAATTCCAGCAGTGGTCCCTAATCCAACAGTTTCAGAGGGATCAAAATAAACTTGTTCATTTCTTGTAAACTCATAGGTTGAGGTAATACCAGTTAATATATCAAAATTTCTTGAATCTTCAAGTAGTAACTTACCAATAGTGTGTCCAGTAGAAACAGTTCCTCGAACTGATCTTAGAACTCTAAATCTTGAGTTTTCAAAATCAACGTTTAAGACTTTTACTTTTTCTGTGCCAATCTCTAAGACATCATTTACCTTTGTGGAGAGAATATTACCAGTCACACTAAAGTGAGTAACAAGACCAGTAACACCCTCAGTGCCAATTGCAACTGCTGTTGTTCCGACACCAGCAAGACGAAGGCGATTTGAGGAAATTCCTACAGAATAAGATCCTTCAATTCCAGTGCCATTTGTTGAAAGTCCAGTTATAGAAACTATATCAGAACGTAAGAACTCATGAGGATTATCACAAACAACCTCATAAACTCCAGACGTTTTTGGATATATTTCTACATCAGTGATAGAACTTGAAGCAACACTTATATTAGTAATAGATTTACCTTTTACTCTACTGATTTTTGCATAAGCACTGTTTCCGCCAGTTCCTTCATTATCGAATACTAAAGTTTCTCCAACTTTGTAGTTAGTTCCACCTGTCAAGATACCTATGGCGTCAATTGATCCTGGTACGACAGCATTGATTTTTGCAGTTTGACTAAACTTATTTGGAATGAAAAGATATGAATATAACTGAGTTTCTCCCTCAATCAAATTCAATGGATCAGTATTTCTACGAAGATCACTTTCTTCAAAATTAAAGTCATCCTGATTTGAAGATCCAGCAAAATTAAACTCATTAGGAATTGAATGATAGTTATCCCCAATAATATATGGGAAAACGGGTTTCTTATATTTTTCAAATACTCCAGATTGCTCAGTTTGCAAATCATTAACTGTCATGAAATATGCATAAGTTCCTTTTGGATATTCGGGAGTTATACAAAATCTTCCATTATTTTCATCAAGAACAGTTTCATCAGTTACATTTTTGTGAGTATAGTCCTCAATAAAAAATCCTTCTGGAAATACTGATAATGGTGGTCTTTCAGATTTTAAATCAAGAGAATACCCAGTCTTCATCTGAGATATTACGCCGCCACTTCTAGTGGTATAAGCGTATGGACCATAAATTGGATTGCCATCATAAGCAAATCCTAAAATAGGAGAATGTTGATCTGAATCAACTTCAATACTACTTACTTTACGAAGATCACTTTCACCATAAAGTATATTTGCCTCAGAATCTACAGAAAAATTACTCTCTCTTAGAATCCTAGGTGCGTATAAATGAGCAAACTGTAGTTCATATTTACCTGATATAACTACACCATCGTCTTTAGTAAAGAATGGCAAATTCTTTTCAAATGCATTTACTCTCCAGGTTTTAAGATTTGAGTAGAATCTTGGTGGTAGTTCAGAATCAAATGAGGTTTGAACATCAATAGAAGTGTTTGATATGTCAAATCCGCCACCAGGTTCAGAAACTATTACTTCTGACAAACTTCCATTTGAAACAATGGGCACTAAAACTGCGCCTTGACCATCACCATTGATAACTAAATCGGGAGGAGTATCATATCCATATCCAGAATTTAAAATAATAACTTGTGTAATTTTTCCATTGTTTATGATAGGTTTAACTTGAGCATTTTTTCCACCATTAATTGTAATCGTAGGTTGACGATCAAGATTAATAACTTCAGATGATCCATAACCAACACCTTCATTTTCAATATGAACAGATGTTATTGTGCCACGTACTATTGGTTCAACTGATGCCTTAAATGTTTCTGTGCCAACAGAGGAAATACCAACCTCGCCAGAGAGAGTAGCAGTAATCTCTGGATAGTTAAAGATATGAGTTCCTACACCTACAGAGGTAATATTTTCATATTGTTTAGTTCTATAGAAAAATTCCTTATCTGAACTAACTCCAACAGCAGAAAGTTTGAATGAATCTTTGTCTACTGTTGTTACATAGTATTCTGTATTATTGGATAAACCTTCAGCAACAGTTCCTTCTACAGTATACTTAACAGTTTCACCGTCTTTGTAATCATGATTTTTAATACTGATAACATTGGAAGAAGTATTGATTCCTGATATAGATGCGGTTTTCTTTTTAGATTCATATCCACTTCCGCCAGTAACTATATTAATTGAAGATACTATTGATTTTTTGTTTACACTCTGAAGAGCATGTTTACCAACGCCAAATCCAGTTAAGGAAATAGTGTTAATGCCAGATACAGCACTAGCTTGTGTTGGATGCAATCTAACAGTTGTATTATCAACAGTTGATACGAAATATAATGCACTTGTGTCCAGACCGACTATAGGTTGATAATCAAAAGTTTTATATGCTACTTGCTCTGCATTTCTAAATTTGTGGAATGTTGCGAAACCAATGGTATCATTAACTAAAGAAACTTTATCAGATGCTTGATCCGCAAAAAATTCTGGGGCGTGGTCAATCAACTTCATGTTGACAATACCAAATGCACCTTGTCCATTTCCACCTTCAATTTTTAAAGTTGGTTTAGACAAATAATCAAATCCACCTTCAAGCACCCTTACTTCTTTAACAGAACCAGAAACAGAAAGATGACCAGTTGCTCCAGAACCAACAGGATCACTAATAATCAAATTTGGAACATTTATAACATCAATATTATTAGAAGGAAATAAGATATCAACGCTTTCTATAGCACCATATTTAACAGTATCTTTTGATTTATAATTTAAAACTTCTACTCCATTTATTAATATACCAGTGGTTCCTGGTGTGGTCGAAGTTTTTGTTCCTTGATTAAGAGGAGCAGATATTTTTCTTAAAAGTTTTTGTGGTTTTAATGTTTTTTCAAAATTAACATAAGGTATGATAGTGCTGTCAGTTACAGTTATGCTACTATCAACCGATACGTATCTTTGATTGTAGATATCATCATTACTTTTTGCAAATTTTAAAGTAAAACCATCAACTCTTTCAACAAAATACAGTCCATCAGCAAACAAACCTGCATTTCTTGCTGTTCTTGTTTTTACTGTTCCATCAGAATCGATGTATTTTTGATCAAACGTACTTGCTGCATAATAAATTGCTTCACCAGTATAATATCCATGCTCTACTCCTGGACTTATTTTAAACTCAGTTCCTTCAAAGGTTCCAGAAAAAGTTATTTTTCTTTGAGTTACCTGAATGGGTTGAGCATTATAACTGGGGATAGACGGAGAGGCAACAATATAACTTCCATCATCAGTTTTATATAAGTTGTCAACACCAGTTGAGAACTGATTAATTTTTGAAAACGTGTTAGATAATCCTTTTTGAATTTTTCTTTGTATTTTACTTACTTGAGATTCTTCTAATTTTCCTTGACCTCTTACTCTAAAACTTTTCTCATTATCAATAGATATTACAACAGAACTTAGTTTTGTATTATCTTTTAAGATAACAAAAATAGCGTTACCGACTTTTAAATAATGTTTAGAGTTTAATGTAATACTATAAGTAAAATCTGACTTATCAAGTAATTCAACACTGTCTACACCATAAATCGAAGCTACATTGTATTCCCATCCTCTAGTTAGAAAATTATTTTCAGAAACTCCGTAAGTGGTGACATTTGCAGTTGTTCCTTTTTTAAGGGACAAAGTATTTTCTGGTAGTTTAGGTGATGTTTTAAGTACAGAGGATATTCTAACTTTTATTAGTTCGTTTTGATCTAACTTTGATCTACCATATGTAAAGGTGTTAATACCAACTGTGGATGCATCATTGATATTTTTAGTGAGATTTGTTACTCCAAAAAATTGAGTTAATGATTTTGAAGTGTAAGATACTACACCAGTAGTTGTATCCGAATAAGTAACATACAACTCACCAGTAGTTCCAAAACCAACAGTAGAATCAACATCAATAATAGTTGATCCAGTAGAAACTGCTCCAATGATTCTTGTTGATGGTTCTACACTGAAAGCACCATACTCTACACCTTCAACAATAATATCTCTATTATATCCACCATCAAAATTTAATTTATAATATGATTGCCCAAATCCAACCTCAATCTTTTCCACAGAGGTGATTGGCGCATATGATTTTCTAATCTTATCATCAAACTTATATGCATCTTGATATAAAGTTGCAGTATCTAAATTTTCTGGATTACCCTCAATTGGTTCCACGATCAACTGATTTACTATTTCATACCTAGCATTAGATGGAGTAAACAAAAACTCCGATGGTCTAATAACTGTTACATCTTCATTATATAATGCTTTGAATAAAATTTTGAACGATTCGTCAGTTCCTTTACTGAGATAAAAATCTTTGGACTGTTTTAAGAAAATATTTTGATTAAGATCTTTGTCAAGGGTTCTATTTTGTAATCCAGGAAGAAGTTGATTTTTTGTTTTAAGAAGAAATTCTTTTAAAAATACAACACTTAGATTTTCAATAACAGATCCATCATTATGGTCATCTGCTTCACTTTCTTCAAATACCAATTCGCTATTGTTTACACCACTCTTATATGAAGTGATTCCAACAAAACCTCTTTTACAACCTGTAAACGAATAATCAGTCTTACCTCTATACGTGATTATTTCATTATCAATTTTTATCAATCCATAAGTATCTGGAAATCCTATAGTTCCAGTAGGAGATGATACCGGATCTACTTTGATTGTTTTATCATAAAAATCAAGATCATCTTGCAAAATAACAGATTCAACTATATTCGCTGAATTGTCTAACTTGATGTATTCATCAATATTCTGAATTAAATCAGCAGGTCCACTTTGATATTCCTGTCCAAGATAGTACTGCTTTAAAAAGGAGGATACTAATGGATAATCTTCTTGCACATATGCAGGAAGTTGACTGGAAACAACACTATTAAGTTGAACTCTGTTTTTTGACATTTTATGAATTTATCGTCTGTTAGTGGTTGTAGTAGTATTAGTATCCAGATCCGCCACCAGAGGATCCTGATCCTGAAGAACCTGAAGATCCAGATGTTGATGTAGTTGTTGGCGCGGAATATGAAGAAGAAGAGGTCGAAGTAGTAGTTACTGCAGAAGCACTACTAACGCCACCAGTGGTGCCTGTAGTCGCCTGTGTGCCTGCTGTAGTGGTTGTGCTACCACCTGCCCTCACTAAATTGCCATTTGCATAACTTGAAGTTACAATGTAATTAGATGCCGATGGATCTAATCCTGAAGAAATCTCATCAACAACCATTTCAAAATTACTTCCCCCTATATCTAGTTGCAAATAAAGATCCTGTAATCCGACAACATCATTAGAAAGAGGAGATGCTTCAATTTCTATAATGGGAACTCCGTCTTTATCTTTGCCTCCAACAATATTGATTGGATTTAAAGTTATTATTCCAGAAACATAATTAATAGTTCCAACATTTCTTCTAACGATAGTAGGAGATAGTGAACCAATATTAGGGACAGTGAATAAAAATATTGAACCATTTATTCTATTAGTGTTAGGAATATCACCCAAATAAACTGGTTCACTGATTCCAGCAACATTAAATCCTGAAGATTTAATATTATATCCACTTGCACTTCTTACATAAAATTCATTACCAAATCCGATAGAATATTCAGCAAAAGTATTGAGAACTACCCTCAAATCTCTTCTCATTTTTACTGTAGAGATATTAGAAGTAATTGCTTCATGACTATCATCAATAATCTTTAGAAATTTACTATATTTAAATCTTGCACCATATTTGTTCATCTCTGAAGATTCAGAGTACTTAGTTGCATTATTCAAAATAACGCTAGAGACTGCAGGTGCTGATGGAGCTAGATTAGTATTGTAATATACTTTACTATCAACCTCTATATAAAGATATTTCAAATCTAAGATTTCTGGAACGATTCCAGCAACAGCATATTTCTTTAACTTTGATTTAATGTTTTCTTTCAGCAGATTTGGTAAAAAATCTCCAAATCGGGGTTTTATACTGATAAAGACTTTACCATATTGTGGTGGAACTAACTCCTCTCCACCAAAAACAGAAATAGATTCGGTCTCAGGGTAAATTCTTGCAGGAATCAACGTTTCGTAGTCATTTGCTGTCAATGCTCTATTTTGAGAAGCATAAATGCGAGGTGCAAACTTTTTGATTGATTCAACATTCTCAATGGATTCTCCACCTGTTGCAACAATACCTGTCGTAAGAGCAGAAATACCAGAAGTTACAATATAACTCTGAGCATTGCGATTATACGAAAGTCTTCCAGAGAATTTGAAGTTATTAACGCCATTAGCAGCATCACCACTAGAAGTGATGTAATTTGCAGTAATGAAATTATCGTCATCAAGTTTTTTGCCGAAAATGCCATCACCGAAAATAATTTGATATCTTTCATCATCAACTTCTTGAATGAAGTATACTGTAGTGTTTCCGTCAACATCAAATAGACTATCTTGAAGACTATACTTTACACTTCTAGAAGATTGTTGACTCGGATTTACTAAAACAGTCATCAAGTCGGTGTCAATGCCAACATTATCTAAAATAAACTTTTGTTCTGGATTTCTAGCATTATATGTGAAATTGGAGGTTACTAAGTTACCTTCAAAAACAGAAATATTGTTAAACTGTGCGGTATTATCGATGACAGGGACTGTAATATCTTCTAAAATCGAAAAAACGAATGATTGAGACCCAAAAGAACTAGAAGAACTTGCAACAACACCTTTTTGAAGGGTGATTGTTGAAGGTGTAGGTGAAAGATTGGATGTATCTATGAAAAATGAAATCGTAGCACGCGCTGCTTTTCTTGATTTTGGAGTATATCCTATATTTCTTGCTAAAGATACAACGTTTTCTCTCAAAGTTGCACTATCAATGAAAACTTCATTTGCCACCATGTTGGCGTTGTATGAAGTGATGTAGGTATTGTATGCCAAAACATCAAGAATCGTTGAAAGGTTAGACCCTTCAAAATCATAATCAGTAAAACTAGAATTTTCTTTTAGATATTCTCTGAGTGTTGATTTAACCTGATTGAAATCCAGGTTAGTGAAATTTTATAATGGCATTTTTTACCTGGTTGGTTGCAAAACGAAATCTAATATTTGTGGTGGAATGTCGGCACCTATTATGGTATATTTTATAGTTGCATTCATCGCATAATCATCATAGTTAGGAACAACTGTAACTTTAGTCAATTGAACTCTAGGTTCGTAGTTAATAATAGATTGAACAATTTCATCTCTAATATTAGAGGCAGTAACAGGATCAATATTTTCAAATAAAAACCTGGAGACCCTAGAACCGAAGTCCTCATCAAAAAATTTCTCTCCAGGTTGTGTAAATACGATATTTTTTAGGGAACGAGCAATAGCAGTCTCATTTTTAAGTGTCACAATATCATCATTCAGAGGATTTCTCTGAAATGTCATACTTAGGTCTTTAAATCCTTGACTTACCCGTTCTAAAGGCACGAAAATACAGCAATTATGTATTATTTATCAACCAAAAAGTGGTTCTGGATCACCTTCAGGGTCAAATATTTCACTTTCTTTGACTTTATCCGTTTTTTTGGGAGTAATCTTGTCGTTAGCAATCTCACGAAGCATTTTTTGATGCTGATCGTTAGCTAAATTGTCTAAAAAATCATTGCTTGGAGTCATTTTCCTCTTCTTTTTCTAAATTTTCGCGTTCTTTTGCTGTTTTCCAGAAATATTCGTCCTCACGACCCATTCCAAGTCGCTCAAAACC